CTGGCCAAAGTAAGTCCCAGCAGAACCAGGACTGACGCAAGGCCCGCAACCATCGGAACAATCGCTGGAAGTCAAGGCCCAACCAGTTCCGACCCACATCCAATAACAAGTTCCAGTACAAGGCCCGCTGGCAACAATACTTCCGGATTCAGAACCTGCAACTGAACCAGATTCAATACCGGAACCGCTTCCCGATTCCCCAGAACCAGAAACGCCGGAACCGGAAGCAACTTCGCCAATCAGTTGGACAAGATAAACAACGTCTTCAGCGGAATTCAGCCCGGCCAACCGGCCAAGGTAGCGCTTTGCAAGTAGGGGGGAATCGTTGACATCACGGATTCTAATGTCAGCAAAATCGGTATAGACATTGTCAATTGGATCGTATTGGAGCAACTTGCCAGCATACAAACCGCCCACTGGCCCACTGACCACGCGGACAGGATGAACCAATGGACCGCTTGCGCCTTCAAAATCAGGATCAACTGAACCACGGTTGGTTAACAAACCGTGTTCGTAATCCAGCAACAACCTAGCCAATCGACCGACTGAGTTGCCATCCATCAAATAACCGGAAGACATAACTCTTGCCCCGATCAGAGTGAAGGAAAAGCAATTCTTGGGTAAACGTGGAAGGTTGCATACGTTGGCGGATCGGTTGGCTTCAAAGCCTTGCCGGCCGCACTCAAATACACTGGAGTTGAAACAATGCCGCCCAAAGGTGACATAATATCGAGGAACTCATTCTTGACCGTTGAACGTTCACGCTTGCCAACGTTGGCAAGGACAAACGCCCAACCGTCCGGACGGTATTCAAATACAAGGGTCCAATGCCAATAGCTTAAGCCGTCTTCAAAAACACGGTTGGCAGAAACAGAATTCAGCTTGGCCAAACCAGCGCCAATAGCATAAGGCCCGAGAATAAACGTTGCTTGGTTAAGCTTACCAATGCTTGAGATCCAAGTTGAAGTAACGGCATTCAAGGAATTCAAACCAACGGTAATCGTCGCGCCCCCTTTGACTATTTCAACGGTTGGCAAAAACGGATCGCCAGCGGAATTGGCAATCTTTTGATTAAACCGATCATAGCGCATGGCCCAAGGATAAGACATTGAAGCAACGCTGTAATCTCTTGGCCGGAGTAGGGGATTCTCAACACGTTCCGCCGGATCTTGCCCGTCTTGCTGCAAGTCTTTTTCGGCGCTGGCCTCATCGACCTTGTAAGCATATTGAACCGTAATCCGCCAAAGGTATGGATCACCTTGATCTTGTGACGGACTGATTGACGTACAACGCGCCTTTGCATCTTCAGGGTGAGCGTACCAAATCCGTGGAATGCTTGGATGACTGGCAGCATAACCAGGACCGTAAGCATAATCATTGGTACGGACAAGGAAAACTCTTGTGTAGCTTCTTTGATATTGCTGATCGACATTGGCCGCACGGCCTTCAGCAACTTCCGCAAAATGAGTGTATGCCACGCTTCAGCCCCCTACTTTGGCAGAACAGCAACCGGACGGTTCTTGGCCAAAGCCGCCGCCTCTTTTGCCGCATCGGCCAACCTCTTTTGTTCAGCCGCTTGAGCCGCCGCAAATAAGCCCGCTTTTTCCGCCGCTATAACCAGTTTATCAAGCCTTTCAATTTGCAGTTGGCTTTGGCGCTCTTGGTTCTTGGCCGCCGCTATTAGTTGCGTCTCAAAGTCTTGTTGCGTCAGTTGCATGGAAGCCCGTATCTCTTGTTCAGCCGCCGCACTGGAACCCCGTACCATAGCGCCCGGAAGGTTTTGATCGGGAGCAACGCCAAATTCTTTGATCAGTTGTTCAAGTTCCTTCCCAACCTTCCGAGTCAATCCAGCACCCAACTTGCGCTTCAAGTCAACATCGACACCGGCCGCTTGCCGGAAGATTGCAACAGAATCACTAATCTTGCGGTTGAACTCTTCTTGTGCGGTTGCATGTTCCCGCAAAAGATCGGTTGCCTTCCTTGCAACATCCCGGTTCATCAACTCCAAATCTTCAACACGTTTCTTTTCAGCTTTGGTTAGCTGATCAATCTTTTTGGCCCCTTCAACGTTAACATCACCAAGCTTGTTCGCCGCTTCAGCCGCCGCCTTGTCCCCAACCATGGCCCGTTGGCGAGCGGTTGCGATCGCGTCCAAACCTACTTTTTGAACCTTGGCAAAGTTCAAATCAGGCATTACCGCCTTGACTTGTCCTTGTTGTTGTTCTTTTTGCATTTGCCGCATAACTTCTTTGGTGCCCTTGGGAACAGCGCCAACAAGTTCAGATAGTTCGGTCAGAACATTGTCGAAACCGTTTTGCGCCATGGCTGGAATCTTGGCCGCAACAGTTGCGATTTGCCGCATAATGTTGTAAACCGCTTCCGCCAAATCAATTCCCATACGGACAACAACTTCCGCAATATCAAAAGTTGCATCTCTTGCAGTCTTGAAAACCTTTTCGAGGTTTTGCCCTTTCTTTGGATCAAGCGCCAAGCCCAAGTTGTCGGCAATTGTTTCAACGATAATCTTGATTGCCTCAAAAGCCCCCCGCAAACTTGCCAAAACAACTTCCGGATTCACAGCCTTAATTAACGTTTCACCAACGCTTGTAAGAAGATCAGTCAAACCGTTCTTCAGCTTGGCAATTTGGCTTCCGAAAGTTGCCCCCATAGCTTCAGCCGCAACTTGTGCTTCCTTGGAGTTGCTGGCCCGAAACACCGCCGACATTCCAGTTGCCGCCAGGACTGAACCGTCCCGCACTTTTTGCATTGCTTCTTCAACGGTATAAGCGTTGCCGGTAACGGCTTCCAACTCTTGGGCCAACGCTTCAAACACCTTCAAACCTTGACTTTGCAAGGCTTGCAATGGACCTTCCGTCAAAACGGCCGACGAACGGATTTGCCCAATTGCCCCGGCAACCGCTTCAGCGCCCACGGCCCCGCCGCCAAGAATCTCAACAGCGTTGCTTGTTCGCGCCAATATGTTCCCGGCCGCTTGTGCGGACAAGCCAAGCCCCATGAGATTGGTTGCAGCTTTGGTAAGGTTCTCCAACGGAACGCCGGTATCGGAAGCTTGCTTGCGAAGCAAAGCAAAAGCCGCAGTTCCCTTGGCAACATCGCCGGCAAGATAGCCAAACTTGGCCCGAGTTGCTTGTGCTTGGCCGCCAAGCTTCAGCAATTCCATGGTTGCTTGAATCGGCCCAAGAACAAAAGTATTGAAAGCCGCCTTGGCCAACGTCAAACCCGATAGCAGTTCGGTGAACATTCCGCCGCCGCCGCCACCAACAGACTTGGCTTGCGCCGCTTCCTTTTTCTTTTCGGCTTCAATATCGGCCCGGATTTGATCGGCCGTCATGTTGGCGCGACGCTTTTTGGCCGCTTCATCTTTGAGCGCCTTTTCCCGATCCAAAGCGTTCATGTTCTTCAACGATTCCTTGAACGCTTCCGCTTCCTTGGTCTTCTTTTCCTTGGCAAGATCGGCCTTCACTTCTTCCGCCGACATTCCCATTCGCCGCTTTTGGGCTTCCCGATAGGCAATAGCTTGTTGCTTTTGAAGTTCGTTCATGTTGGCCAGTTTCTTTTGGAAAATGGCCTCTTCTTTGGCTTGATCAGCAGCGGAAGCCGCCGGACTCATGGCCTTGTTGGTTGCGTTGGCAACTTGACCGACCTTGGCAAGATTCTTTTCAAGTGAAGCCGCGCCCTTTTGAGCTTCTTCACCGTTCCAACCAAGCTGAACAGACATCTTGGCAATGCTAGCCATCATTCCCCCTTGATTGGTTGCATTCCAAGACTCAACAGAAAAGCTTTGGCGCTAACAAGTTCATCATCGGTTGCCACTGGTTTGGAGTCAACCAAACCCTTGGGCACCCGGTCAACAAAATGATCGACCGGCAAAAAGTCAGTAACTTGTACTTTGGAATTCCAAGCCGCCAGCGCCGCCCACGCTTGCAAAGCGCCCCGAGTATCTGACCGGTATTCACCCCACGGATCGAGGCTTGCCAGACAAGCCCATTCCGAAAGTTCGGAACTGGAACAACGTTGTTCCAGTTCCGCAACCGTCATTCCAAGATGACCGGCCAATCTGAACATCAATCGTCTGATTGGCCGAGCCCTTACTTTTTTTCGACTTCTTCCGCCTTCAATCCACACAGAACCGCCGCTTGTTCCCAAAGCCGGTCAATTGTTTGGGCCGGCAATGCCGACACTACGCCAACATCACCATCGCCGAACAACCGCACACCTTCAGAATCGCACAAGCTCAAAACCAAAAGCCTTGCCCGGAAGTTCGCGTACTTGGCAGAACCTTGTTGATCAATCTGGAATCCA